ATAAATGAAGATTTTAAACTTATATGTAAGTTTGTAACAAGTATGGATGGAGCTCTTTTCAATTAAAATACGGTGCACTTTTCAATTAGTATCTACAAAAAATCTACCCATATTTCTCTAAGTACCTTTTCGGTATTTATTTCATTAATAATATGTCGTCTTTTTATTTCTTTGTCTAAAGTTTGTATGTCTACATACTCATTTTTTTTATCAGCAATACATGAAATCTGTTTCAATTCTATTACACAAGCTGTTCCCGATGCCGAAACCATAAACATTGACTTGTCTTTACCAGAAATCTCGTCAAAATCTACTTTAAATCCTATTATGGCATTTGCCCCAATGTTAATCGCTTTTTGTTGTAACTCTTTTTTCGCATCATTAAATATTGACTCTAATTTACTTTTATAAGAATCAGATTTGCCGCCAAAAAAGTCGGTAAAAGAGGCTGCGATGTCCGAAAATATATTTGTACCAATAACAATGTTCGTGTTGATTGTATCAATGTATTTTTTTATCGGGCAGCCTTCTATATTATTTGTTGTAGATGTGATAAAATTTTCGCCCATATATTTAAATATTTTCTAGTAACTTAATTGATTCCCTGTATTGTTCTGCTTGTGGTATTTTGATAAATTCAACGTTTTTGTCGTAATCAATTTAAATAATTTCTTCAAATTCTTCTTCATGAATGTTTTCTATGCCAATCTATTTATGCTTGCAACGGCGATAACTAACGCCATGTCATGAATGTCCACGACTGGATAAGAGAAAGGTTTGAATCCGTCTTCCGTGTTAAACGATTCAAGGAGTAATTTCCCTTCTTCCTCGGAAGGTTGTACAACTTTAATCATAACTCCATCAGAGGTTGCAAGAGCGTAAATTTCCCCGTAACGTATAACATTTGTCCGTGGCTTTTTGCAAGCTATATAATCTCCCTCCTTTATACTCCTATTTGGGTGTTCCCTATTTATCATGCTTTGCCCTTTTGCCTTGATTGTGAAGTCTGCCCCCTCCATACCTGGAATGTTATACATGGGGCATTCCTTGCGCATGACGGCAACATCAAATCCTTGCCCCGGTCCACAATAGGCCTCGATAAACTCAATGTGAGGAATTCCAATACTTAATGCCTCCATGTGAGGTATTTCTGGATCATCTTTAAGCATTTTACCTTCGCCGGTAAGAAGCCATATTTTATTTAAATCTGTGTAAAAGTTCAATATTTGTTCTATAACTCTATCTGACAAATCCCTACCTTCTTTTCTTGATTTTCCAAGAGTTCCGATAGAAAGACCGAGTTGAATGGTAACTTTGTTGTCATTCAACTCTTTAAATGCCATGTATTTATCGAATCTATCTATTTTTCTCATAATATCATATTGAATAAAGTTCTATAATAACTTGTTTTATATAGAAGTATATTCTATATTTGTGTCGTGATTCTATAACAAGTTTGCAAACCAAGTTATAAAGTAGTATTAATTTTCAAAAGTAGATAAAATTATGACAGTTACAATAAAGAGAACGAAAAAACCATTGCGGGAGAAATTATTAGGGCTTCCGTTATCATTGCCTGTTGTGATTAAAAGTTCGGATTATACCACCGTTTTTGTGCGGCGTGTGGCGAAAGAATTAGGAGTGTCCGGTCACGATTTCAAAGTTACCGAAAGGGGTATAGTTAACGGAATCCAAGTTACACGTTTGAGATGACCAGCATGAAAATATTTATGGTTATATCGGTGATGATGTTCTTGGTATGTATCGGGTGTTTGGTCGTGGCAGGGAAGGAACACGTGTTGATCTCGGTGATAGGTTACGCCTGCCTGGCGATAGTGATCTGCCGGGAGATAAAGTTGATTAAAATGAAAAAAAAATAAGGTCTAATAGCATGGAGAATAAATAAACCATGAACGAGTTAATAAAAATAACCGAACGAAACGGCAAACAAGCTGTTTCAGCTAGAGAATTGTATAAATTCTTGGAAGCCACAGAGCGTTTTAGTAACTGGTTTGAAAGACAGTTACAATATGGATTTACGGAAAACATTGATTACGTGGGGTGTAAACAATTTAACACCCTTGCAAATCAAGAGCTTACGGATTACGCCTTATCTATCAGTTGCGCCAAGGAAATTTCAATGCTTCAACGCAACGAGAAGGGCAAACAAGCTCGCCAGTATTTCATTGAAGCCGAGAACAAATACAGGGAATTACAGAAATCAGGAGGTTTTCAAGTCCCCACATCGTTCCGTGAGGCTTTATTACTAGCGGCAGAACAACAGGAGAAGATAGAGGAACAACAAAAATTGATTGAAACGCAAGCACCTAAGGTTTTGTTCGCCTCCGCAGTTGAAGGTTCTCGCTCTTCTTGTTTAATCGGGGAACTTGCCAAAATTATAACTCAAAACGGCTACCCGATAGGACAAAACAGGTTGTTCAAGTGGATGCGAGATAACGGTTACATGGGAAAACGTGGGGAAAATTACAATATACCATATCAAGTTTACGTGGAACAAGGACTATTCGAGTTAAAGAAAGGAACTCGATCTGGTGAAGGTGGTGTTATGCACACTACTATAACACCCAAGGTAACGGGGAAGGGACAGGTATATTTCGTGAACAAGTTTCTGAAAGAACTGAACCTATCCGGTTACTCGTACGAGGCAACGGAGAAAGATATGGTAGATGGTATCAAGGTTGAACGGATAAAATAATGGTTATGGCCCGTCAGCGTAAACAAGGTATGATCGTTCCTGTAGAAAAGGTCTTTCTTTCCACGTCTGAAGTCATGAAATACCTTGATTGTTCGGAGGATTTTGTTCGTGAATTGAGAGATAAGGCGTTGATCATGTTTTTCCGTTTTGGGAAGAACAAGATATGGCACGAAAAGGCATCCATTGACAAGTTTGTTAAAAAACATAAAGTAGTATGAAAAGGAAAAATAGTAACGTGAAACGAGATCTGCGAGAGAAAATGTTTCGTCAAAAATTTTATAACGAGAAACCGATTAAAGGGTATAACCATCTAACTGGTACTCTTGATGCCAAGATATTACCAAGTTCTCAAGGGGTGCATGAATATAACGTGAATCCGGAGGTTCGTTTCTTGTGCGAAAGTGAGTATTAATAATCTAGCGAATGAACATGAGTAAAGACGCGTATTATTTCACGCATGACAGTAACGCCAAGGATGACCCGAAATGTGCCCTGTTGATCGATCAACTAGGGATGGAGGGTTACGGTATTTACTGGATGCTAATAGAGGTGTTGAGGGACCAACCGGATTATAAATACCCGTTAGCGTTATTACCCTCTTTGGCGAGGAAATATAATACCACCCCACAAAAAATTGAGGCGGTAATTAGGGGGTACCAATTATTTGTTGTCGAGGGTGGGGTCGTGTTCCTTAGCGAGAGTTTAACAAGAAGGATGAACGATTGGGATAGTAAGAAGTTAAAGCGTTCATTAGCAGGGAAAAAAGGTATGATTTCTCGTTGGGGTAATAACAATGCTATAACACCGTTATTACAAAGCGATAACACTACTATAACTATAAGAGAAGATAATATAAGATATAATAAGAAAATAATAAAAGAAAAATCCCCTCGATCCCCTAAGGGGGAAGTTGATCTAGTTTCCTTGAAAGATCAATTTGAAATATTCCGGAAACGTTACCCCGGGACGAAGAGGGGACTTGACACGGAATTTAACGAGTTCGTGAAAAAATACAGCGGGCACGTGACCGAGATCGTCCCGTTGTTACTTCCCGCCCTGGAAAACTTGATGAGATGGAGAGAACAGGCAGCCAAGCGTGGCGAGTTCGTTCCCTCGTTCGCCAACTTGAAAACGTGGATCAACCAGCGCAGGTGGGAGACAGAGTACCCGGTAGAATCTTTAAACACGATAGACGATGAACACAAGACAAGCGTTAGATTCGATTGAGGAACAAATCTTGCCACGGGCGGTAGAACTGGAGAAGGCGGTACTGGGTACGATCATGGTGGAACCCGATGCCCTAGCTCGTGTTTCCCCGATCTTGAATCCCGATTGTTTTTACGAGCCGGTGAACCGGGAGATTTACAACGAGATCACACGGTTGTACTCGTCAAGCAAGCCCGTTGATTTACTCACGGTAGCGGAGGGGATGACGGGGAACGAGGTGTTGAACAATAACGGTGGAGTGCATTACCTTGCCGGGTTGACGAACCTCGTGGCGGGAGTCACTAACATCGTTGAACACGCCCGGATCGTGAAACAGCGTTACCTGGCGAGAGAGGTGATAACGGCTTGCGAGAGGTTGAAACAGGTGGCACGGGACACGACGATAGACGTGGCGGAGGTCGTGGAGAGATTCAACGGGGAGCTGGACAGGGTAAACGCTATCGTGGCGGGAGAGGGTGGCATGAAACACGTTGGTTCTATCGTGGCGGGAGCCTTGCGGGCCTACGAGACCCGGGAGGAAAACAGGAAAAAGGGAATATTCACCGGGGTCCCGTCTGGATTCGTGGAACTTGACGAGCTAACGAACGGGTGGCAAGGCGGGCAGTTCATCGTTATCGGGGCACGCCCGGCGATGGGGAAAACGGCCGTGGCCTTGCAGATGTTGAAGACCGCGGCGAAACACGGGGTGCCCGCCTGCATGTATTCCCTTGAAATGTCTGACGTTTCACTGGCGAACAGGTTGTTGTTGTCGGAATGTGATATTTCCGTCGAGCGATTCCGGGGCGGGGAGTTAAGCGAGGACGAGGTGTTGAAGATGCACCGGGCCGCCGGGGTTATCGAGAAGTTACCCGTTTACATCGACGACAAGCCCTCCGTGACGATAAACTACATTCGTAATCACGCCCGGCTCATGCACAAGCGTGGGAAGTGCGGGTTAATCGTGGTGGATTACTTGCAGCTCACGGGGAGCCAGGTCGATAACACCCGGAACCGGGAACAGGAAGTTTCTAACATCAGTCGCACGGCGAAGATCATCGCCAAGGAGTTGAACGTTCCCTTTATCATGCTCTCGCAACTTAACCGGGAGGCAGAGAAGAGACCGGACAAGAAACCGATGCTCGCCGATCTCCGAGAATCGGGTTCTATCGAGCAGGATGCCGACATCATTTGCCTGTTGTACAGGCCGGAATATTACAAGATAAACGAGATCGAGTACGATAACAAGTCTATCCCCTCGGCGGGGATCGGGGTGTTGATCGTGGCGAAACAGAGGGACGGGAAAACGGGGTACGTGTTTTTCCGGCATAACAAGGCTATGACGAGGTTTTTCCCGTTCCGGGACGAGCAAAGGCCATTTTGAACGCTAACGGTGAGTTCTGGAGAGATTTCACTGGTCATGATGATAAAAGTATCAATTAAAACAAACGAGGTCTTAAAACGGCTAAAAACAATAGAATTTAGGATGATGATAAAAAATAGAAATAAAATAGGGTTGCCTTTCGAGGTCGTGATAGACGGGAAGAAAATGCTTGTCGTGTCGAAAAAGGTGGGGAAGGTCGTGTCCCCTTGTGATTCTTGTGACCTGCGAGACTTGATAAAAACGAGGGACGATAAAACGACACCCCGGAATTGTCACAGGTTTGTCCCGTCTTGTTTCGCTTTCCAGAGAGTTGATAATACCAGTGTTATTTACAAGCTAGTAAAAGAATAGAGTATGCCAACGAAACCTAAACCAAGAAAACGGCCGTGGGTGCCGGAGAGGATGCCGAACGACAAGATGCAACGTAGAGCGAGAAGTGCCCCTGAATATCACACGTCACGGTGGACGAAAGCCAGCCGGGCGTTCCGGGCGGCTCACCCGCTTTGCAGGATTTGCGAGAGCAAGGGGATAGTGAAAGAGGCGAAGGTGGTGGATCACGTCATCCCGTACCCTCTTTGCGAGGATTTCTGGGACGAGAAGAACTGGCAACCCTTGTGTAACGAGTGCAATATCGAGAAAGGTAACCGGGATAAAAAATTGATCAATGGAAGAGGTTCTACTGGAAACGATCGCTGACATACAGGCGAGGAAAAGACTGGCTAACGAGAGGCCGGATCACGTCCTTTTTTACCGGGATTTGCTGCCGGAATTGCAAGAAAGGATCACGAAATGCCTTGATGGCATGGTGGAGACTGGAAAGATCAAGAGATCGAGAACTGTAAACGACACGGCTTATGGCAATGATTGAATTGACAAACCCGTCGGGAGAGTGCAAGGTCATGACCCCGGCAGAGTACGTGGAATTATTGAATAAATACGTGACGACAAAATCTTTCAAGGCGTGGAGTGATCGCCGGAACATCGCCGGGATGATCAAGCTAGGGGGAGAGATGAAGGTGAGCGGGTCGGCGGTTGAAATGTTCTTGAGGGAGAGTGGTTATAAAATTGAAATGGTAATTGAAAAAAAATGAGTAGACCTGTAGGTAACGGTATAGTTGAAATCGTTGATGAGAAGAATGATGGCAAGAGTTTTATGTGCATGGACCTGATAGTTTTTCTCGGTCAAGAGATTGACGAGTGTGGGGATAGGAGTTGGGAGTTTTGGCATAGTCGGTTCGAGCAAGCGAAATCGGGTAACTGCGTTTATAGAGATAGATGTTCACGCTACGCACGAACTATGTCGCATTTGAAAAATAAGCCAGTACAATTAAAATTGTTTTAACCATGATAGAGAATGCTATAAAGAATTATTTAGACAAGAGAGCGGAAGAAGATTTACTTTTTGCTGAGTCTTACAAGAAACCTGGAAAGAGCATAAAAGAGTGTTGTGATTACATTGCCGGGCAAGCGCGTAAATTGAGAGAAGGTTCTGTTGCCGTTGTGGATGACGCAACGGTCTACGGGTGGGCGGTTCACTATTATGACGAGGATGACATAAAGGTGGATAAGCAACCTGATAGAACCCAGGTTAGAATATCCCAGGCGGTAGAATTATCTGACGAGGAGAAAGCGAGAGCCCGGGAGGAAGCTATCGAAATGTACAAGTTGGAATGTATTGCCCGCGAGAAGGCTGCCGAGGCGGAGAAAAAAAAGCAGCGTGCGGATAAGGCGAAAGCGAGAAGAGAGGCTGAAAAGGCTGCCGGAATAAATGTACCAACTTTATTTTCTTTTGATGACTTATGAAACCACGGACGAAACTGGAGAAGAGAATCTTGGAGCTTGGCAAAAAACTACCTGGAATTAGCGAGGCGAAAAAGCGTTGGGCTTTTGGTTTGTTTCCTGTCGAAGGATTTTACTTGAAGAAAGGTGAGGTTTGGTGCCAGTGTTGCGGGCATGTGGATCAAGTATCGAAGTCGATACTGGCAGTTAGTCTTGGTGTCGATGAGCACACGTGCCCGAATTGCGGGAAGTCTTTAAAGTTGATACATAGCACGAGTAGAACGAGTCAGATATTGCTTCGAAGAGTGTCTTTCCTGCAAGCGTTTTTCGGGTTTAACGTGATCAGAACTTTTGAATTCTCGCGGCAAAACGAGGGAAAAGGGAAACCGACAATGTATGACATGAACGAGATATTCCAAAACTGGATAACAGACAACGGTAAAGAAGTGATTGCTTGCCGTCCTTATACCCGGAGTGTGTGGAATATTCATTGGAATATGGCAGACATGCAGATAGGACGACATAATGGTAGTTCAACTGGTTATTACCAGTTCGGAGATCTGTTTGACACTGATGGAAATTATTTTTACCCGATTTGTAAGACGACTCCACGAGTTGTGCGAAATGGTTGGAGAAATGAATTTATCAAGATGAACATTCCAGTGGAATCTGCAATCAAGCAATTGCTTAAAAATCCGGTTGCGGAAACGATCGTCAAGCAAGGGCAAATAGAGGTGTTCAAGTACATGCTTCGCAAGGGAAATTACCAATTACCATATCAGCATGCATTAAACATTTGCCATCGTAACGGGTATATTATCAAGGATGCCTCGTTGTGGTTTGATTATCTTGATTTGCTTGCTTATTTTAATCTTGATACCCGAAACGCTCATTATGTTTGCCCGGCTAACTTGAAGATCGAACACGATCGGCTTCTTGTCCGTAAACGACGTGTTGAGGAACGTGCAGAGATCAAGAAAAAGATCGAGGAGGCAGTAAAATGGGAAAGGGAATATAAAGAGAGTAAAGGAAAATATTTTGGAATCAGCTTCAGTAACGAGAATATCGTTGTATCAGTGATTCAGTCCGTTTCGGAAATGGCAGAAGAGGGGGAAAAGATGCATCATTGTGTTTACACGGGAGGATATTATCGTAAAAGAAATAGTTTGATATTGTCTGCCAAAGATCGTTCCGGCGCACGTGTTGAAACCGTGGAATTGAGTTTATCGACGTTTAAGGTCGTGCAGTCACGAGGGGTGAGTAATTCTAACACGGCATATCATAATGAAATCGTTAAATTGGTAGAGAAAAACGTGAATTTGATTAAAATGGTTCAATGAAAAGTGATTTAATCTCTGACGGTATGAATGATCGGGAAATGTACACGAAAATAGTAGTCTGCCCCCGCTGCGGGGGGAAAGGTTACACGAAAAAATGGAATGATCGGGAGCAAGAGTATGATCCGGAAATTTGTAATGCGTGTGGAGGCTGGCGAGTGCTAAAGAAAACCGTAATAGTAGGATACGAGAAGATTGAAAATGAAATCAGTAAACGAGATAATTAGCGAATTTTTAAGCTACCAAGATGTGAATGATTTGAGTCGTAAAGAATACAAGTCTGTTATAAACTATTTTACTCGTTGGGTAGTTATAAACGGGCTTGATTTCTATCGTTTAAAAAAATCTGATATTCTTCGATACAAGTCGGATATGTTACGAAAGAAACTATCCGTGTACACGATCGGATTGTATCTAACAATAGTCCGGAAATTGTTTGATTTCCTTTGCCAGGAAGGTGTTTATGAGGATAATATAGCGTTAGGTATAAAATCGCCGAAGAAGGATAGGGAATACAGGAAAGGGTATTTGTCAACGGAACAAGTGAAACAACTACTTGGAATTATTAACAAGGATACGATCGTGGGTAAAAGGGATTACGCTATCGTGTCCCTGATGGTCCGTACTGGTGTTAGGCGTGTTGAAGTGTGTCGGATGAAAGTCAGGGATATTACGAACGGGAATCATACTTTGCTCAGCCTGCAACGCAAGGGGAAGGTTGACAAGAATTGTCAAATTGGTGTCACTGATAAAGTATTGGATGCTATTCATGATTACCTTGTTTGTCGAGGAATGCTGACAGAGGATAGTCCCTTGTTTGTCACGCACAAGAAAGGTTACGCGTGCCAAGGTGTTAGTGACTTCATGATTTCCCGGATGGTCAAGAGATACTTGTGCATGATCGGGTTGAACGACGAACATTACACGTGTCATTCTCTTCGGCACACGGCAGCGATTTTGTCTTTGAAAGCTGGGGCAAGTATCTACGACGTGCAGCAGATGTTGGGGCACACGAGTATAGAAACAACACGAATCTATTTAAGGGCGATAGACGCCGAGAAGCGGATGGATAATGCAGCAATACGACGGTTGGATGAATTGTTCTAAGAAACGATAAAAACGATAAGATAAACCGTTATTCGTGCAGAAAAAACGGGCAATGGTTATTAAAGATATAATTTTATGTAGATTTAAAATTTGTCAAAATGGAAAAAATTATAAATGAAATCTATCAAAAGAAAGAGTTTTTTAACTCGCTCAAGGGTAGGGGGGTGAAAAACTTTTTGGGTTCATTTGCTAAGACCCCATTCCACCCTTCTGCGCGCACGTGCAAAATCGAGAGTTTTCGAGAAAGGGGGTAGACATGGCAGGAAGGAAACCAATATCGAATGAACTTAAAGTTTTGAAAGGTACGGACCAGCCTTGTCGGATGCGGGATGAAGTGAGGTACGAGAGAATAACGAAAATTCCCAATCCCCCGAAGTATTTCAACAACCATTCGAAACGAATATATAAAACCACGACACAACAATTGGCTGAGAGGGGAATCCTTGACGTGGTGAATATAAACGCGGTGATAATGTACGCCGGGGAGATGGGAAAATACATGGAGGCACAAGAAATTTTGGACAAAGAGGGCCGGATATTAACCGAGTACACGAAATTCGGGGAGAAGAAATACCGGAATCCTCTAGATAAAATGGCGAGCGAGTACTATTCCAACGCGGTCCGGTTGGCGTGCGAGCTGGGAGTCACTCCCGCCTCGGCAAGCAAGGTGAAAGAGAAACCGAGAGAGGAAAAAGATGATTTTGACATGATAAGCGAGATGTAAAAATGGGAAGGGGAAAAGAATATATCAAAAAGATGCAGAAGTATATCACCGATGTCGGGTCGGGAGAGCGTAACGCCGGGGAACTGGAAAGGTTAGCCGTTCAGCGACACCTTGATGATTTGAAATATTCGGTAGAGCGTGGAATTTACTGGGACGAGAAGGCGGCCATGAAAGCGTTATCCTTCTTTACCTTGTTGCGGCATTACCAGGGGGAATGGGCCGGTAAAGAGTTGATCTTGGAAGGATGGCAGTGTTTCATAATAGGTTCCCTTTTCGGTTGGAAAAAGAAAGGGGGAGTTCGGCGTTTCAACACGGCTTACGTCGAGGTGAGCCGGAAAAACGGGAAAACGTTGCTAGCGGCAGGGATTGGCCTGTACCTTCTCTACCTTGACGATGAACAGGGGGCGCAGGTATTTAGTGCCGCCGTTGACAAGGAACAGGCGAAGGTCTGTTGGGATGCCGCTGTCGCCATGATCGAGCAATCGACACCGTTGTTAAAACGAACCATGTTAAGCAAGAAAGCGATAGCGGTAGAAAGTTCTCGATCCACGTTTAAGCCGCTATCTAAAGACACGAAAAACAAGGACGGGTTTAACCCGCACGGGGCGATCATCGACGAGTTCCACAAGTGGCCCACCCTTGAAATTTATGACGTGATCCGGTCCGGTATGGGGGCGAGACGGCAGCCGCTTATTTTTATTATCACGACGGCCGGGTTAAACCTCTCGTTGCCGTGCTTCGGGGTTCGTAAGGTAAACGTGGAGATATTGAAAGGGGCGAAAGTACAAGTAGACCGTTTCGTCATGATATTCTCGATGGACGAGGGGGATGACTGGAAGGATTCGAGTAAATGGGGAAAGGCGATCCCCAATCTTGGTATTTCGGTGAAACCCGAGTTCATGGAAAGCGAGTTCACGGCCGTGTTAAACGATCCATCGAAAGAGTTGGAGTTTAAAACGAAGAACTTGAACATGTGGGTGGATGCCCCGACCGTTTGGATACCGGACGAGGTGATCCAGGCTAACAATTTCGGTACGAGGGACGAGGATTTGTCAGGGAAAGAGTGTTACGCCGGGTTGGACCTGGCCAGTACTGATGACTTGACAGCTCTCGCCTTGTTCTTCCCCGCTTTGCCACACCCCGTTTTACGTTTGTTTTTCTGGGTTCCGGAGGCGAAAATAAAGCAGAAAGCGGACCGGGTGGATTACAGGCTCTGGGTGCAACAGGGTTTCATCACGGTAACGGAAGGTGATGTCGTTGACACGGATTATCTAAGCAAGGATATTGAAAGGATATTTCACCTTTACCGGGTGAAAAACTTGACGTATGACCCGTGGATGTCGACGAACGGGGTTATCCAACATCTTGAAAAAGTGGGTTATTATAATATCCTTGACCCGATAGCACAGACTATAACGTACCTGTCGGAGCCCACGAAAGATTTGCAGAAAAGATTACAACGCCGGGAACTTGATTTGATGAATAACCCGGTGTTGCGTTGGATGTTCCGGAACGTGGCGATCTACACGGACCCGAACATGAATATTCGCTTGAACAAGGCGAAGTCTACCGAGAAAATAGACGGTTGTGCAGCTTCCGTGAACGCCATCGCCGGGTACATCTCGAAGACGGCCAGCACGAGAGAGGCATACGCCGGGGGACGTGAAATAAAAGTGATATAAGATGGATAAAATACCTGATAGCGTATTGAAATTAATGACAAAAGAGGGCTTTCTAGAACTTTTTTGGGCTAAAGTAACCTCCGGCATGACCTATCGAAAAGCTTACGAGGAGGTGGAACGTGAACACGAGGGGGTGTTTAGAAAACGTAGGTACTCGAATTTCGAAAGTTTTGAAAGAGTTTTATACCGAAAAAAAATAAAAAATTGAGGATGAAATTTGAAATTATGGATAATAGTTGTACGTTTGTGACGAAACTTCGCCAAAGTTTTGACATAACAATTTCAGTTAGTGGTATTTTTTATACCCTAGTAATTGCTATTATCTATAAAGATATAGCCGTTGGTTTCCCTTCACGGGCTGCTGCTGAAATATGTTGTAGTCGGGACTTTGGCGAGTTTTGGGAAGCTGACGGCTTCTCTATTAATCAAATTTCGTCGAATATGCCAAAGTCCCGCGAGATTTGTGAAGGTGTGAAGTATAGTAACACCCGAACATGTACACCCCGACGAAACGAGGGTAAATTACTTTCCGAGATTAAAGAGTTGCAAAAGCAACTGAAACAAATGACACGAAAATTCGAGATCGAGAAAGATTGCAAGAATCAAGCCTATTACTGGATTTTAGGTTCCGGTAACTTTAAGCGATTCGCTGAATTTTGCAAGAAACATCCCGCCAATCTTGATTGTCACGGGGCGTGTCTTGCTCAACTTTATCTGGATTCATTAACTAACAAAGAATACTAACATGGAAAATTTAATTTTATCTTCTAACGATGGCAGGATGTCGTCGGTGGAAATTGCACGAATTACAGAAAAAAGACACAGTGACGTGCTTGAATCCATACGTAATATGGAACCCGCATGGGAGAAAGTTGCCGAACGGAAATTTCCGCTGGGCTCTTACAGGGATGCGAACAATCAAGAAAGACCATGCTTTTACTTGAATAAAACGGAATGTTTGTATGTGGCTACTAAATTTAATGATGAAGCGAGGGCAAAGCTCATTCTTCGGTGGGAAGAACTTGAAATGCAATCGAGGAAACCTCTTACTTCTGCTGAAATGTTATTACAACAATGTCAGATGCTGGTAGAGCAGGAAAGAAGGCTGAAAGATGTCGAGGAAAATCAAAAGAGCATCGAGGAGAAAGTTGCGGTTATCGAGGCGAAGACTCAAACCAGCCCGAATTATTTCACCGTTGTTGGTTATGCCACGTTGAATGAAATAGACGTGAATATAAAGCTTGCGAGCTCGATAGGGAGGAAAGCCGCAAGTTTGTGTAAAAAGAGAGGGATACCGACAGAGGAGATTCCCGATCCCCGTTTTGGAAGGGTGAAAACATACCCGGAATCAATATTGAGGGAAGTGTTTGACCAACCATTGACTCGAAGTGTGGTTAAATTTTAATTGAGTGATAGATGAGTTTGCTAAAAATAAAATTTGTGGTTTGAATCCATTATCGTACCAAAGTTTAATAATGTTATTGATAAAGCTAAAGATGCGTGCCTAAACGCAGAAGAGAATACTGAAGACCATTTTCTCCATGTGGGGAAAATGGTCTACTTGGTTGATGTAAAAAATTTGATATTGGAATTTGTTTTTCTTGATCATTGTAATACCTTTACACCATAAACTTAAAGTCATGAAAACAGAGAGTATTCACATAAAATTTGACGGGCAAAACCATCAGATTGATGCAAACACGTTAATAAACACGCTAATTCACTATAGTACGGTTATAAACGTTGCTAACGACACGATCGGTGACGGATCTCGTAAAGTGAATATCAAGATAAATGCCCTCGAAAAAGGTTCTTTCGTGATAAATATAGAACTTGTTGCTTCTTTCGTGCAAAATTTGTTTTCGGCTGAAACTATAGCTTATCTTTCAGGTTTAGCAACCATTGTTGGTGGCGTGTACGCTTTGTATGATAGACACAAAGGGAAGCCTGTTAAGGAAGAAACAAATATAAATGTTGAAAACAAAATTATCACGATCAACAAAACGACTATCGAGATATATAACAACAAAGTAGTCCGTGAGGCGATAAGCAAGTCTATTGAAACGGTGAACGACGACCCTGCAGTTGAAAGTGTTGAGATTGGTAGTGATCGTGGTGAGTTTGTTAATTTCAAGCGAGAAGATTTTAACGATTTAATATACGATGATTTCTCCACTGAGGATAAAGAACCGGAAGAAAAGAGGTTGATAGTTGACGCTACACTTGGTATAATCAAGTTATCATTCGAGCGTGGTAAATCGTGGGAGTTCATGTATAATGGTTTTAAAATATCGATCGTGGTAAAAGACGATGATTTAATGAAACACATTGACAGTGGGGCGAGATTCGCAAAGGGTGATTCTATAAAAGTCAAGTTAGAAATCATACAGAAGTACAATCCTAATTACATGGCTTACGAGAATAAATCATATCGTATCGTGGAATTTAAAGAACACATCAAGGCACCGACTCAATCTAAAATTGACTTCTAACCTACATATTTATATTTTCAGTATCAAGCGAGTAGAAACACTCGCTTTTTTTATCTAGCATCCGCATTCGAATTGACATGAGAATCATGTATTGTGTTTCAGTGCGTTGTGTCGTGAATTACTGAAAATATGGTAAAAACCTGACACTGTCAGGTTGATTTACTTGTTCGATCGTGGGAACTTTGTAGGAAAAAGAAACGCCATGAAGTTACTCGATCGTGCATTGAATAAAATAGGCTACACCAGGAGCGTGAATGTCGAGCAAAAAGGCTCGGCAAAAGAGGCGGCGGCCTCTGTTATTCCTTCAGCGCGGGTGAATAACGATACCGCCTTAAAATTCACCGCCGTGTTTGCCGCTATCCGTTTGAGAAGCGAGAACCTGGCATCTTTACCCAAGCGAGTATCGATGGAAACAAGTAGCGGGATGGTCGTGGATACCAAACACCCGGCTAGCATCGTGATTCGAAAGAGGCCTAACGGCTACATGAACACGTTCACGTTCTGGGAGTACTTGAACGCTTGTCTTGACGGCTGGGGGAACGCTTTCGCCATCATCGAGAGTGACGGGCGGGGTTACCCGGTGGCGTTACACCCGGTACATCCCCGTGACGTGAATGTTATCTACAAAAACCGGGAAAAATTCTTTAAAGTATCGGCAACCGGGTTTTCCGGGATGTACGAGGATGCAGAGATTTGTCATTTTTTCACCCTTTCTAACGACGGTATCACGGGTATAAACCCGATCACTTACAACGCTGATGCTATCAGCCTGGGTATTTCCGCTACCAAGTTCGGGAAAGAGTTTTTCGAGAACGGGGGTAATATCAAGGCGGTGATGGAATCCGACAAGATCGTCGATCAAGACGTGTTCGAGAGGTTGAAACAACAGGTCCGGAATAACCACGGCACGGTGATCCTGGAGGATGGAGTGAAGTACAAGGCCATCGGTATCGCTCCCGAGGCCGCCCAGATGTTACAAACGAAGTTATTTTCGATACAAGACATCTCCCGGATATTTAACGTTCCCCCGCACATGCTGGCAGACCTTTCCAAGGCCAATTACTCGACCGTGGAGCAGCAAAATATTTTATTCGGCCAGTACTCCATGCGGCCTACCGTGAAACGGTACGAGACGGAACTGGAACGTAAATTATTCCTCGACGGGGAGAATTACGGGGTGAAATTCGATTTACGTGGCTTGATGCGTGGAGATTCTCAAGCCCGGTCAAACTACTATAACACGATGATTCAAATCGGGGCGATGAGCCGTAACGAGGTCCGGGTAGAAGAGGGCTACGGGCGTGTGGACGGGTTGGACGAGTTTCTCGTTCCCTTAAACATGGGTAAGAACGATGGAAAAACAAAACAATAGATCATGAAACAAGGCATTTACGATAGAATGGCGACCCGGGCGGCGATCCCGGCAGACGTGGAGGAAACCCGCACGTTGGAGTTCGTGGCGAGTGATAACACTCGTGATAGTTACGGCACGGTTCTACCCGTTGACAAGTGGGACCTTGACAGGTTCAATAAAAACGGGCTGATCACCTACCAGCACCAGTATTACAGCGGGGACCCGGACTCGGTGATCGGGAGGGGAGAAGCGAGGGTGGAAGGTAAGAAATTGATCGTCCGTGTCACTTTCGAGCCTGCCGAGTTAAATCCCCGTGCGGAGAAGGTGTTCCGGAAATTGTTGGCCGGGACGTTAAACGGGGTGAGCGTGTCCTTCTCTCCAACATCCAGAACGATCGGGCACTGGGGCGAGGGTAAGGAATCCCGTGACGGGGAAAACCCGACGTTTTATTTTGACGGGCAGGAATTACTGGAAGTTGCCGTTGTCACGATCCCTAGTAACAAGAACGCCACCCGTAGGGGATTCGAGGAAGACATCGTGAGAACGATCCATGATGCCCTGGATGGCCAACGAACTTACACGGAGATCGAGAACATGACGATCGGGGAGGCGATGCGATTGATGAACGATTTACCGGGAGAACAACCGGAAAACTCTACCACGGGCCAGCCCGACGTGGAAGATGATGAAGCGGCCGGGGTTGTGGAGATAGCGAGGGCAATGTATAATCTTTAAATAACACGAGAATGAAAAAAGAAGACGAGATCAAGCGAGAGCTGGCAACGGCTATCGAGAGTTACGAGAATTTCAAGAAGGAAGGGAAAAAAGAGGAAGCCCGGCAGGCACTCGAAAAAGTGCAAGGGTTGACCGGGGAATTGAACGAGGTTCGCGTGCTGGAAGCGGCCCGCAAGGAGGCCGCGGCGAAAAGCATGGGTGAAAACGAGAAAAAAGAGATCAACCGTTTCTCTTTCCGCAAGTTCATGCTTGAGGCATCGAGAAAAGAATTGTCCGGTTTCGAGGCGGAAATGGCTACCGAGGCTAAAAAAGAGGCGAGAGAGTTTGGTGTGTCCGTGGGTGACTTCGGAATCCCTTACGTGGTACTCGCTGGGAAACGTGCCAGTAGCGGGCAGAACGTGACAACCCCGGCAGATGGAGGCTTGCTAGTGACGAACGAGGGGATCAGTTACGTGGAGATGCTCCGGAACAAGTTAATCCTGGAGCAAGTCGGGGCAACCATGTTGACCGGGTTGACGGGTAACGTGCCCATAGTGTTCGGTTCTAAATACAAGGGGGAATGGTTGGAAGAGGGAGCCAAGTCGAACATCGAGAAATTGAAGTTCGAGTCAGCCACGATGAAACCCAGGCGTTTGAGCATACAAGGGGTATACTCAAACCAGCTTCTCGTCCAGTCTTCTATTGACGTGGAGGCGTTGGTCATGAGCGAGCTTGTTGACGCTCACGCGGAGAGGTTGAACGAGGCAGCGATCAACGGGTCCGGCTCGGGAGCGGAACCTCTAGGATTGTTGAACATGGAAGGTATCGGTAGTGTCGTTGGTGGCGAGAACGGTAAGGCAATCGACTGGGACACGATCGTTGCCCTAGAAACGGCCGTCGCCATCAAGAATGCCGACCTTGGCTCGTTAGCTTACTTGACGAACACGAAAGTGCGAGGCTCCATGAAGACCGTGGAGAAAAGTACCGGGACGGCTCGTTACCTGATGGAAGGGACCACCGTGAACGGTTACAAGACCGTGATCTCGAACCTCGTTCCTTGTAACTTGACTAAAGGTACGGCGAAAGAATCCTTGTCAGCGATGATCTTCGGGAACTTCGCGGACTTGATGATCGGCTGGTGGGGAGGTCTTGACGTGAAGGCGGACCCGTACACGATGCTCGACACGGACGAAGTTCGCGTGATTGCTCGCGCGTTCCACGATGTTGCCGCGAGAAGGAAAGAAAGTTTTGCCGTGATTAAAGACATTATCGCCTGATGCGTTGCTTGTTCTTGAAACCGGTAAAGGGATACGCTTACTTCAAAGGGGATACCGGGGAACTCCCCGATGAAGTGGCTGCCGACCTGGTTGAAAAAGGTCTCGTGACCTTGTACCAGGGAGAGGAGGAAAACACGTTACCCGAGGGGATGCCTTCCCGTAAAATTTTGTTCGATAACGGTTTCAAAACCGTGGAAGACGTGAAAAATGCCCGGGAAGCCCTGGAGGAAATCAAGGGTATCGGTAAAAAAATGGCTGTAACTATAATGGAATATTGCAATAGTTATGAAGGTTGAATGTTTGGAACCGGGAAATTCTCCCGTGACGCTGGAAGACGTGAAAAAACACTTGAGAATAACGGGAGAGGAATTTGATGACAACTTGTATGGATTATTGGAGGCAGCCACGGACGCTGCCGAAAATTTTACCGGGTTGAAATTGCGTGACGAGAGTTATAGCGTGATTTGCGATTACTCCCGTGAAATCGCTACCGGTTTACTTCCAATTCGATCAGTGGAGGTGAAGGTGAACGGGGAAACGGTCGAGGGAGCTGTCGTGGACGGTAGTAAAGTGTTGTTACCCGTTATTCCCGGTGGCACGGTGGAGATGACCGTCCAAACAGGATACTCGTCGTTGCCTTACGCTATCCGGGCTGCCATCTTGCTGATGACGGGAAAGTTATTTGATAACCCGTCGGATAGTGTCGAGAATTTGCCGAAGGCATCCACTAACTTGTTAAAACATTACAGGAGATGGGAACGATAAATTGCGGGGAATTCACGGAAATGGTGGCGTTCAAACGTCCCGAAAAATCTCGAACCAGCACGGGAGCGGTGGAGAAAAAATTCGTGGACGCGGGAAAGGCTTACGTGAAGCTAGAGTACAAGACGATCGGGGAAGGCGTGGATGACACGAAAGTGGCGTTGGCGAGCGTGATCGAGCTGAAAACTTACATCTTGACGGGGGTAGATAACACTTACCGGGTGGTGGTTAAGGGGAAGGAACACGAGATTCTCTCTGTCGTGGAGGTGAAACGCAGGTACATGGTGATAACAGCTAAAATGTTGTGATCATGACGGCGAACATGAAGATCGAGGGAGAGAAAGAGATTCAATCTCTTTTCACGAGGATGATCAAGGATTACCCGACGCGAGTGGTGGCTGCCGGGATCAGGAAAGCGATGAAACCTTTCACGGACAGGGCAAAAGAGTTAAACCCGAGGTTTGGGCACCTGTATAAAACGAAAGTTTTTAACAGGAAGCGAAACATCCCGGTGATCGTGGCGGGGGCTTTTAAAGGTAAAAAAGGACATAATGGGAAGGATTAGGAAAGGACAAACTCGAAGAACCCCCGTCAGGAGAAAAGGAGATGATTACATTTCCGAGTGGCAAAGAAATATCTGGGTCGAGTACGGAACGTTGGCTAATCGTTCTAAAAACCATAGTTTTAAGTCCCCGAGGAGAAAGAAATCGGCTCGTTGGAGAGGTGGAATTAAGGCGATCATGGCGACAGAGAGAGCGTGGAACACGACAGGAAGCAGGGTTATTAGTAAAATTCCAGCCGAGGTGAAAGCGGCAGCGGATAGATACGATAGACGAAACAACAAGTGAGATGATTGAAATAAGAATAAATGATGTATTGAAAAAAATCATGAACGTGTTTCCCGGCGTGGCAGATTTGGAGGGTAACGATAACTTACCGTTACCTTTCGCCGTGTACAAGGTAAAGCGTTTCGGTAGCAAAACGAAAGAAACGAATCGTTCCGGTACTTATTCCGTGAACGTGTTATCAGCGTGTGAAAAGTACGATGAAGCCTTGGGATTGGAAAACAAGATCCGGGCAGCGATGTTGTCACTTCAAAATTCAAAGACGAACGTCAGTTTTATTGATTCAAGTCGAGATTTTGATGATGATGACAGGGCATGGGTGACGGAGATCAATTTCGAGATCAAGGTTTATTGAGTAGTTGATAAATAAATTTTTAAATACATAATTATGAGCCAGATTAACGGGTTTAATATTTTGTTCCGGCAGGGAGAGAAATTGTTTGCTGGAACAACCTCTAACACGTTTACCTTGACCCCGAAGGTTAAGGAGAGTTTAACGAAAGAGGACAAGGGAACGACGAACAAGATCGTGACGGGGTACGATAGCGAGTTTTCCGCTGATGGGGTGATGGAAATCAACGAGGAGGAGCAGAAAACTCAAAGAGTAGACCGGGAGGACATTATTAAAATGGCCAAATCCGGTGAAGTGTTGGATTTTATTTACGGTGACCCGGCTCCCGGTAACACCGTACAAAAAGGAAGGATGATTATCACCAGTTACTCGGAAACGACGAACGCCGATGGCGAGGCGACTTACTCGTTAAGTTGTTCCGCCGTGTCAAAACTGGAAGAGGAAGTAATACCGCAGGACTAGCATGAAAGAGTTTATAAATATAGACGGGAAAGAGTACCGGGTGGCTGCCAACTGGAACGCCATCCGGGATTATTGCTATCGCAAAAGGGTTAAAAACTTGCAGGAGATTGGTAACGTGTTGTGCTTTGGCCTGGACGGGGTTTTGACGATGGCACATTGTTGTATCAAGGAGGGGGAACGTTTAGAAGGTCGAGAGTTAGAGTTTGACGAGGTGGGACTCGGTGCAATCATGATGCCTGTTGACATGACCCGCTTCTTGGAAATATATACTCGGCAAACAACGACTAACCTCCCGGTAAAAGAAGATTCAAAAAAAAAGTAGAACCCGTCGGGATAGATGATTACCTGGGGATAGCGTTGGGATTGATGGGAATGACTGTGGTGGAGTTTGAAGAGATGTTGTTGCACGATTTTTTCTTGAAGCTCCATTACCACAATCTAAAAGAAGAACGATCGTACCGGGCAAAAGCGGAGCTGGTAAGGTTACAAACCTTGACTCTTGTAAATATCCAGTTATTGAAAAAAGACAAGATCAAAGACCCCCTGCAATTATGGGTATTCCCGTGGGAGCGTGATCGTTTAGAGGATAGTCGAGAGCGAAAAGAGATAAACATTGATTCAGTGATGAAAATGAGCAAGTTATTATGAGCGTTGTTTCGAGGTTAAAAGTTTGGTTAACGGCAGACACGAGAGAGTTCGAGGATCGGTTGAAAAAATCGAAGAAAGAGGTGGGGGGATTCTCCGGGACCCTTGGAAAATTGAAAGGTCTCGTTGGTAAAGCTTTTGCCGCAGTCGGTATCGCTAACGCCGGGCGAGAACTCGTGAAATATGGCATGAGGTTAGACGATGTTCGAGAGAAGATCGAGCGTTTAACGGGAATCGATGACACGGAATTGGCGGGAGAGGTACAGGCTATCGCTGACGTGTTCCAGCAGGATTACACGGAAATATTGCGAACGGTAAACACCCTTCACAAGCAAATGGGTGTAACTTTTTCCGAGGCCATGACACTTATCCGGGACGGATTTTCTGCCGGGTTAAATAGTGGTGGTGATTTCCTTGACCAGTTACGGGAGTACGCCCCGCAATTCAAGGCGGCGGGGCTATCGGCAAAAGGAATGTTAGCGATATTGCAAACCAGTATCCGGGACGGGGTTTTCTCTGATAAAGGCTTGGACGCTATCAAAGAGGGGATGCTTAGAATCCGGGAGATGCCCAAGGCTACCCGTGAGGCGTTGGAGGGGATCGGGATTGCCAGCGGGGAGGTTGAAAAAGCCTTGAAGGATGGCACGATGACTATATTTGATGTTATCCGTCAAGTTAGCGAGAAGTTAAACGAGTTACCAGCGAGTTCGGCGGCAGTCGGAACAGCTATCGCCGATATATTCGGGGGACCGGGAGAAGATGCCGGGTTAAAATACCTGCAAACCTTGAAAAACATAAACCTAGAGCATGGTGTTATCGTGACGGAAATGGGTAAGGCCGAGCAAGAATTAACGTTGGCTTTAGGGCGTTTGAACACGGTTGCGGCAGAGGCGTTTCAAGGAGTTGGTGAAGCGTGGACCCGGTTTAAAACAGGGGTCGTGAATGAATTGGCAACAGAATTGGAGGTTGCAAGTAATGAAGAGATTGGTTGGTTTCAGAAGTGGGTAGCTGGTATTTTACCCGGGTTTCGTAGAGGGAATCGTATTATCGCCGAAGGGACTCGCCTGCAGAAAGAAACTAACAGGGAGACGATCGAGAGCTTGAAATTAAGGGAGCAGGATATTGATAGTTTACGAGCACAACTGGATCAATTCATCGCTTTAAATGTCGCTCAAAAGGGATACTTTGCCGATACCGTGAATGCCATTCGCGAGGAGATCGCTTTGCGCTTGTCAGGAGTCAAGGCGATCAAGAGTGCTGAAAACAGTTTAAATGAGGGTAAAGAGAACGAGCTAACGGAGGAGGAGAGGGTGCGTGGTATGATTGAATCGACCATTGGAAAGATTGGGGAAAAGATTCAAGCTTACGAGAAACTAAAAAAGTCTTTATCCGCCTATGACGTGGCTAACGGGGTCGTGTACCAGCGAGAGATTAACCGCTTGCAATCTGTTATCGAGAAACAGGGTGAGCTGGTTAATTCTCGTTTGCGGAAAGAGAATGATGTGCCCGTGATGGAAGTGTCCCAGGGGTATAGTTTACCTGTTTTGCCCACTAGTTTTGATGCTTTATCGTTATTACCGGAAAAATTGGCCCAAAGTCGGGATAAGTTACAACCGATCGTGCAGGAAATGATTGACATGAGTGGGGTTATTAACGTGGCTTTTAGTGATATGGCCATAGGAATCGGGGAGAGTGTTGGCCAATTGATAATTGGGGGTGATGGAATGAAAAATTTTGCTTTAGTTGTGGCCGCTTCTTTTGCAGACATGGCAGTACAAGTGGGACAAATTGCTATAGGTATGGGAGTCGCTAAATTAGCGATAGAAAAAGCCTTGAAAAATCCATTGAGTGGAGGTATTGCTGCGATCGCAGCGGGGACTGCGTTGGTCGCTCTTGGGACTGCAGTGAAAGGAGCTTTAAGTAAAGTAGCGGATGGTGGCGGTAACACGTTCTCTTCAAATGCTTACTCTAATAACTTGGACGTTAGGACTCAATCCGGATCGCTGGATCGGGTTTCACAAAGCGTGAACGTGGAGGTATCGGGAGAATTCAAATTACAAGGAAACACTCTAGTGGCGGCGATAAACAAGGAAAATAGAAGAAAGAATTTAACTACATGATCATGTACGGGACAAGGTATGTATTGCAATTCGACTCGGAGAAATTCGGGCATGAATATAAAATTTTAATCAAGGAAGACGGTTATTCCGGATCCCCGGAAAAAAAATCTCTCGGGACAGCACCGTTACTGCGTAAGGATGATTCCGACTCGGGTATATCTGGAACGTCACTGGAAATGGTTATCCAGGCGGACGAGGACGGGGAGCTGGCATCCTTGTACACGGTTGACAACAAGAAATTTCTCGTGGAGTTATACAAAAATTCCTCGTTAATCTGGACAGGATATGTTCTCCCCGAGAAATATTCGGAACCTTATGTTCCCGTACCATACGACGTGAGCGTGACGGCGAGCGACGGGCTAGGTATATTAAAAGACATCCCCTTCACGTTAAGCGGGGAAAAGACCTTGTTTGAAGTGATACGGTTTTGTTGTAATCAAACGGGTATAACGCTGGATTTTATCGTGTTCTCGTCTCTTGCCGAGTCATCCATGAACACGAGTAACTCCATGCTAGTTCAGACCTCGTTTGATGTCTCCACTTTCCGGGATATAACTTGTTACGAGGTTCTTGAATCCCTTTTGACCTCTCTTGACGCTTTCATCACGGAGGCAAACGGGAAATGGATGATCGCCCGTTACACGGATCTTGACAAGGAAGGTTTTTTATACTCGAACGCCGGGGAATTACGGGGGAGGGTCTCGCTAGAGTCCCGGGTACTTGGAAACGTGCATTCCGGGTTATACCCGATCGGAAACTTGGAACTGGAGATAGAACCCGCGAACAAGAGCGTTAAATTCACGAGCGATTACGATCTACGACCGTCATTCCTTCAGAATTACGATTTTTCGGGAGGTGATTCGGGGTGGGGTGGTTTCGAGTATGTGATAGCGGAACGTAAAGGCGTGTGGTTTGCGGCGATGCACGGGAACTCGGGGAAACAGGAACGTTATATCCAACAGGGGGTGAGCGTTGAGAAATCCAGTCAAGCGGTGATACTAGAGGTTAAATTTGCACTGGCTCAAATGTTCGCGTCAATGAACGGTCGTGCCGGGGAAGACCGGGAATTCGCCTTGAAGATGCAATTATCAGGGGAAGGGCAAACTTATTATCTCTCGGACGAAGGTTGGGGAACGAAAGATTATCGTTTTCCCGTTCACGGTAGCTTGCAGGATATGTTCTGGGACAGGGACCTTTCAACGAACTACGTCGATGATTACGAGGGTAATTTCAAGATAACGGCTGACGGCTTTCCCGTTTCCGGGCAATTGACAATCTCGATATACAACATTTACGTGGAGATGTCGGGAACATCCAAGGTCCGGTCTTCCTTGTTCCTGGATCAGGTGGTCGTGACGAATGATTGTAGCGGTGGTATAGACGTGTCCGTGAACCTTGCAGAAAAAGCCTCGACTTCACACGAGGATATTGATATACGCTTGACGGATGTTCCTTTCGAGGAGAATGCCGACAAGATGTTTTACAACGGGTTGAAGGTTGCCGGAAAATACACGTCAGCGTGGTCTTGCGGGGATGAAACAGATTCATTTTTGTACACTATTTTGAAATCTGTATGCAGCCGGATCGGTTTCCCCCGGAAACAACTTTCTGGAATAATTCAAGGAGAGAACCTAGATTCGTTAATGTTACTTGTTGACAAGTATAGTGGTTCGTTGTTTTACCCGAGGGAGTTCTCGTTGAACTTGTTAACAGACGAGCAGAACGTTACGCTTGATCAATTCATGCCGTATCATGAATTGTCCGGCGAGTCAACAGAGTCCCCCCGGGTACCGGGTAATAACACGAGCGAGTACCGGAGCAGCGGGGAAAACGAGATACGGGTGTACCAGGGCGGAGTTGGTATTCCCATGAGGATAAAGGATCTCTCCCCGTCTGAATTAAAACCCGATAGTGTTATAGAGGTAGACCGGACGAACGTGGCGAAATCCGGTAAAGCGACATTGCAAAAGTTGTTAGAATTCATCTTGACAACCGGGAAAGTCTGGACGGAAGAGAGGTTGAAAGTGGTGGAGGGATACATACTATATCTCGGGGAGAAAATCAAATCGGGGGATTCAGATTTGTGGGAAGGTAATGCGTTTAATGATTATTTGAATCAGGCGGTAAAAAGCGATTCAAATGTCAAGTTCAGGAGCGTAACCTCCGATTCTTTTCTTTCAGACAATTTTTCTCTCGGGGCGTTGGGATCCGGTTTTGGCTTATTCAAGAAGGATAGTACGGGTAAATCTTACCTCGAGATAGACAAGATATTCGTTCGACTGAAAGCCATTTTTGCAGCACTCGAGGTAAGGAAGCTCACTTACGTCGGGGGAAACTACGTCTTTTCCCCTGCCGGGATGACTTGCACGGAAGTGGAAGAATTCGACGGGTATTACCGGGTTTATTTCACGGCGGACAACGGTGAGAAAGCCGTTGAAAATCTTTTTAGGGTAGATGATCTTGTTCAGGCTAGAGAGTCTAACATCAAGCCGGGGGTTCACGTGAATGTTTCAAACAGGTACTACTGGAGAAGGTGCATCGCTACCGGGGATGACTATGTTGACTTGTCAAAAACTGATTGCGATGTAGATAGTGATGCCCCGGAAGCGGGAGATGACCTTGCAACGATCGGAAACAAAACAGACGTGTCAAGGCAGAATGCAATCATCATGTCGGTTTACGGTGAAGGTTCTCCCTCTCTCATCCAGTACAAAGGAATCAATGATTACTCTCTTTCCGGGAAAGCGAAAACGATCATCAGCCCAGAAAATAACGAGTTCACGGGGAAGTTTAAGTTCACTTCCGGAGAGGACGTTGAAGACAAGTTCGGCCAAACCGATTCTCAAATGAACAACTTGCAAGGACAATTAACGAGCCAGCAAGGGCAGTTAAACACGCAGCAGGGACAGATAACGAACATTCAAACGGACATACTCGCAATCCCCGGGCAGATCAAGCAAGAGGTGTCACAGACCGTGACGTACGAGGTCGGCAACCTCCAAATCGGCATGGTCAACCTGTTGAAGGGGAGTAACGTGGAGTTGAACGCTCAGGCGTACAATATCGGTAAGTATTATTACGACGTGTTCCCTCTCGAAAATGGCAAGGAATACACGCTAGTTATATGCTACACTCTAGGAGCTAACAATACATTAATAGACGTGTTCCAAGATTCCGGGTACACGAGCATTGGAAATTTTAGAAAGCAAGGTAACAAAGTTATAGAGAGTAGAACGTTTAAATATTCTTCATCTCGTACGGATGGTTATATCGATTTGTACCAGTCCCCTAACGGCACCTACGGCAGTAAAGTACACTGGGCCGTCCTCGTGGAAGGCAACAAAGGCCCCAACGCTTGGATACCCTCCCTCTCTGAACAAGGACAAGAAGCGGCGAAAGATGCCGTTGACAACTTGCAGATTGGTGCCGTGAACCTTGTTAGCCGTAAAATGATGCTCGCTTGGAACGAGAAGAACAAGAATATAGCGGTGTGGGGACAAGATAGTGACGGGATATATCTAAATGTATCCCCTGGGAGACTTTTTGATATCATTTCCACGTCTTCTTATAATCCTATATTCACGCTAACATTTAAACCAAACACTCAATACGTGTTTTCAGTTGAATGGAAACATGCTAATCAATCCGCAACGGGAAACGGTCTTGGATTCTATATAATATACACGGATGGAACTAGAGACACGGTAATTTTATCTAGCGACATGAAAAACAAAACTCGTGTTGATTTAATTTCAGCAAGGGATAAAACAATTCTTCGCATTAGTTCGGGATATGGAAATTGGAGTTTTAATGCTCTCGTTTATTCCCTCGCCCTCTACGAGGGTAACAAGGTCTTGGCCGAACCTCCTGTTGCGACTGAAGACCTAACCGGGCAGAGTAACGTGAACCTGGTGGACGGGGGGAAAGAGGTGACGGTAGCAAGTAACTCTTATAGCACGCTTAAAGTACCCGTGCTAAAGCCTAACACCGTGTACACGGTTCGGTTTACCAACGTGGAGGTAATATCTGGAGATACCCCTTCCGGGTACGAGTTCAGGTTATACGACACGAAAATATCCGCAAATTACGCCACAGTAAAAATAAAAGCTGGAGATAATCACGGGATATTAATTACCTCTAATAACTTTACCGTTCCAATAGAGGGAAGATTACTCTTTTATCCCGGTATACAATCCGAAGGGGTAATACGGAGTGTTAAATACACCGAAATCATGCTCGTCGAGGGCTTCACCCCTCCTTCTTCTTACACTCCATCACCGGGGGACGTTGCGAAAGATATTAAAGACGTGAGCGATGCCGTTACCTCTTTGCAGAATTTCACGGATCAAGCGTTTGCGGACGGCATTATCACTCGCTCGGAGGCGCAAGCGATAGCGTCAAACATTAACGTGTTGAACGCCGAGAAGGCGGATGTTGATGCTTACTATAACAAATTATACGCTAACGCCTATCTAACCGGGACGGCTAAAACGAACCTTGCAAGTGCCAAGACGGCATACAACACCGCTCACGCTAACTTGATCAACTCGATCAACACGGCCATCGCTGACGGGAAGACAACGGCAACTGAGAAAGCTGACGTGGACGCTAAATTCTCCGCTTACAATAACGCTTTATCCGCTTATCAAACGAGGGTCGGGGAAGCGGACAAGGCGATACAGGACACGATAAAGAAAGTTGCGGATGACGCTCAAGCATCGGCCAATACTGCCCAGTCAGCCGCCAATGCCGCTCAATCCGCGGCTAATCAAGCACAGGCTGACGCTAATGCAGCGAATTCAAAGCTTAAAACTTGGGCGAGCGATAACTACATCTCCCCGCAAGAGAAAACCGCCTTGAGGCAGCAGAAGAGCGATATACAAGCGGAAGAGAAGGACATCGAGGCGAACGCAAACAGGTACGGTATCTCGTTAGCGTCTTACATGGCGGCATACAACGCAGCCATAGACGCTTTAAACAAGTACACCGCGACATCACCGGAGAACATAGCGGTTAGTTCTGATTACAACAACATAGCGGCTTACTACACCGCCCGTCAAACCATCCTTAACTCGATAGCGGCAGCGGCGAAAGCGCAAGCCGACAAGGCAACCGGGGCGATCGGCATGGACGGGGGGGAAGATGCTGTACAAGGACCCGGAATTCAAGAACGGGAGAAATGGCGTTTTCAAGTACACAAATTCAAGTAACAAGGACCCTGATTACATAGCTTCCAAGCTGACGTTAGACAGGATCGACGCGCCATCGGATGTTCCAACGGGATCTAGGGTTTGCCTGAAGATCACGTGTAAAGCAACTCAATCACCCGGGTATGGCGGGGTGTACCAATCAATTCAATCCCGGGCAAATGCCGTGTTTATTCAAAAAATTATTGCCAAAATACCGGTGGGTTATAATATAAATACAGCCTCGAATCCGATGGGAACGGGCTACACGGACACTTGGTTGACATCAACTGCCGGAACCGGGAAGTACAAGACTTACGTTCGTAAGGTTGTCTGCGGGGCAACCGGAACATTTCAAGGTGGTGGACACGTGTACATAACCGGTTCCCCCGCCCCTACCGAGGCGAAACCGTTGGAATGGTATATCGCTTACATGACGGCGTTCGACATGACCGCCGACGGGTACGGGGATATCGTGGAGATAGCCAAGACCGAGACCGTCGCGGGGATAAACAACAACCCGGACTCCGTGACCGTTTACGCCAAGAAGACCGATTTTAACTCGTTAAATCAAGTTGTCAACCAGCAAGGTTCTCAATTGCAAGTCAACACGAATAGCATTGATGCTATCGTGACGAAAAACGGTAGCGGGACGATCGTTTCTATTAAACCGGAAATGGTCGAGATCACGGGGACAACGGTGATCAAGAACAAGTCCGGTAACAAGATCGAGTTTTTCGGCACAGGGACTGATATTTTTAACGTGAACAACGGGGCTTTCAGGGTTGACAAGGATGGAAACGGGGTGTTCAAGGGACATATAGAGGCAACGAGCGGGACGTTCAACGGGAAAATAACAGCTCAATCAGGAGAAATAGGTCCATTCGCTATCGAGGGATCGTGGCTAAGGGGTAGCAACCTGGCTCTATCTGGTTCCCAGTTAAATTTCAGTTATAGCGGCCATCAAGTGTACGTGGGTAGT